ATCCTTGTTTGAGTCAACGACCAAGGCCTTGCCTGCGGCAGCAGTACCATTAGTGATGCCATCAAGCTTATCTAAATCAGATACGTCCAGGTCAACAACTCCCATCTTAAGCGAGCTGCCAGCGCCAAGTGAAATATCGCCAGAACCGGAAACGTTGCCAACGCTCGATATAGTACCGAATGAAGATGCACCAGTCGAGGTAATTGCACCACAACCAATCGTTCCGATTGTAGCAATGTTCTTACTAGCATCGAGGACAACAGCCTTCGAGGCTGCAGCAGTACCTGGAGTAACACTGTCAAGTACGCCAATCTCTGCAGTGGTAATCGTGGTGCTATCCAAGGTAAGCGAAGTATCGCCAGTTATGGTACCTGCAACATTAATACCTGCTGAGGTGATTGCTGCAACAGTGGAGCTGCCGATATTAAGGTCGAGTGCAGAGTCACTATTAGACCACAAAACAGAAGCATGGCCGTCGGAATCTGCTCCGCCGCCAATTTTAAGACCGCCGCCATCAGAATCACTCGCTGATCCTGACAGAGAAGCAACAATCAACTTATCTGAAATCTCTAAGGTTGTTTCTGTTTGTGTTACACTGTTAAGAGTTACGACATCTAAATTAGTAATTCTAGCGTTTGAAGCAGTAAATTGAAGAATTGCTCCGCCGCCGATCTCTCCACTAGAACCAAGAACCAAGGCTTTGCTTGCTGCAGCAGTGCCAGCAGTGACGCCATCAATGAAGCCCAATTCCGTTGCGTTAATTACGGTGGAATCTAGCGTAAAACTAGTATCGCAAGCAAGGGTGCCACCAACATTCAAGGAACCCATGCTTGAAGCTCCAGTCGAGGTGATCGCACCACAACCAACAGTACCTAAGCCAGTTACGTTTCCGCTTGTGTCAAAGGTATAATTACCATCAGTGAAAACGCCATCAATGGTAAGATTCCTAATGGTCCCGATATCCTTGTTTGAATCAACGACCAAAGCCTTGCCTGCGGCAGCAGTACCATTAGTGATGCCATCGAGCTTACCTAAATCAGATACGTCCAGGTCAACAACTCCCATCTTAAGCGAGCTGGCCGCGCCAAGCGAGATATCACCAGAACCGGAAACGTTGCCAACGCTCGATATAGTACCGAATGAAGATGCCCCAGTCGAAGTGATTGCACCACAACCAATCGTTCCGATTGTAGCAATATTCTTGGAACCGTCAAGGACCAAGGCTTTGCTTGCTGCGGCAGTGCCAGCAGTGACACCATCAAGCACACCGATTTCCGCGGTGGTGATGGTGGTGCTGTCTAAGGTAAGCGAGGTGTTGCCAGTGATGGTGCCATCGACATTGAGTGTTGAAGCCATTGTTACTGGGTGTGAAAAGCTAGCTCCTGAACCCGTAAGGTGCGGTACGTTCAAGCTTCCTGCATCAGTGCCGCAGTGGGTCATCGCTTTACTAACATCTAGAACTGATACTTTACCGACGCGATCGCCGGCTCCAGATCCAGATGATGCAACCTGAATTGGGATAACATCTGTTGTTTGTATTGAGCTGTGCGCCGCTAAACTGGAATTTAACTCTAACATTAACTGTTGATGATTTGAATCGGCGGTGAGACCGCTGTTTGCTGCCATTGCAATCTGTCCACCGTGTACTTTTGTTCTAGCCACTTCTGATTCCTCCTCTTCTGAGCTTGATTGTACAACAAAACTGTAACTATGCTTAACAGCAGTGGTGATCTCACCGCTGGCCAACTGTGCGCCGGAAAAACCCGCTTGAAATGCTTTTGTGCCCGAACTCTCAGGGAGAACTGGCCTGTCGGCTGCGGTTGAACTTAACATAACTGTCGTCTCTATGCCTGCAGGCAGAGTTATGACCAACGACCCTGTGCCGTTAATATCAGCTGGATCGGTCTTTGCTACGCTGTATGCAGACAACCCGTTAATTGCGTTGTAGAACGCCGTAAAGACGCCCCTCCAATCACTTAGACCGTCTATATCTACCGTAGTTGTAGCTTCTGCTGGCAGAGCATATGATCCCGGGTGGGAATAGTTCGAAGAACCAGAAAGCACAAATGCTCGCGAACCTGCAGATGATGGTAATTGAATGGTCTTAGGGCCACCGCTATATTGCTTTGATGGTGTGTAACTCTTTGAACCAGCATCATTACCATCACTACTATATGAACCGGAAGTCAGCCTAATTGTGATTACACCTTGGTTAGTATCTTTTGTTTGATCCAACATGTAGGTGCCACTTGAGATACTGCCAGTTAAAAGGTGAATATAGTCCGACTTGTCAGTCTTAAAATTGTAGGCGCCGGCGTCGTCATCCTCATTGTAAATCTTTGCCATATGAAGGACATAATCTGTCCCGCCAGAACTACTCTGAAATGGTAAAGAAATCGATAAAGTGTCCGAACCCTGAACGTGGAATTCTCTAACATGATTGCCATAAGAACCCTCAACATAAACAGCGCGGATTGTAGCTTTCTCATCGTCCGCGGCGTCGGTCTTAAAGGTGAAACTATAACTGGGATCTGTACTTGTCGCTGTGCCGCCGGCAGAAGTGTTGCCTGCGTCGACAGATAGCAGGTTGTCATTACTCGGATCTAGACGATAGTTTAGGTTAGCAGTAAAATTTGTAACCAATTGGCCGCCGTTGGTAGCAGAACTAGCATTGGGGTGCCAGATTGTGACCAAACTAGGTCCGGATGTATTGACAACATAAACATAATGAGACTCGTCTAACGTGAGGGCCTGATATGATGTCGAGAGGGCCGAGCCTCGTGCCGTTAAATCACCAATATTAGAAGTATACTGCGTAGTGCCAGTATATATCTGATAATTTCCCGATTCGCCACTCTTAAGGCCGAAATATATTGTCCTGTTTGCCATCTTTTTCCTCCCTTAGATGCTTTAGAGGTTTTTGACAAAAAATGATTAAAATATTATTAAATTAGGGCTGTAAACTTCGCTTTTTAGTAAACGAAACCTTATCTGCTGGTGAGGCGGGTATGCTCGCTTCATATATATCCCCGGGGAGGGAATATTGCAGTCTCAAAGAGTCTAAACTCTGTAGTAACTGAACTTCTCTTTGCTTTATCTCTTCTATGAACGAACTTTTCTTTTCTTCATAAAGAATCTGCAGACTTGCCAAGCTTAATTTTGCAACTTTAACTTGCTCGATCAGCTGTAAAACAGCCAGCGATTCCTCTTCTGTACACTCTAAGTAGTCTGGCAACTCTGGAACTTCCTGAAATTCTTCTTTCTGTGCTGCCTCGATTTGTTCTAAAATCTGCTTCGGGTCTTTGCCCGAAGAAACCAGATCTTTAAGTTTTTCAAGTACATCCATCGTGATTCTCCTAGGAAAATAAAATCTTTTTCAAGTTTCTTACGATATTATCAAATTTGCAAAAGTCAGAATCCAGAAATTCCAAAGATCGTGCCGGGCATTCGGAATTAGGGTCAAAAAACTTAAAATGAAACTTGCCACGTGGTCCGCGCTCACAGACAAGTAGCTTGTAGCCTTTCAATTGTAAATAAGCCGCAATACCGATGTCACTTGTTTCGTATGTGTTGTCTTCTTTCGTCATAAAAATTTCCCATATTAAGTCCTAGTATTAATTAGTATGCCTAACGTGGAAAATTATTGTTTGATAAAATAAAGTTCTTACGAATTTCTGAATTTTGCCCTATTCTTCAATTTTTAAAAAATAGGACTTTTCGTTAGGGTTGCTGCATAGCTTCAACTCATAAGTTGAACTATCATCAATATTTTTTTCCCTCTTTAGCTCAGCTGCAGCTTGGTACAAGTGACTCTCTGCTTGAATGATCTTATCCATGAGTGAAGTCTTGTTTTTTTCAAAATTTAGGCACATATTTGCAAAGTAGTCCTGCATCTCATTCAGCGTTTGGCGCATGTTGAATAAATGTTCTGTGTCTTCCCACGGGATTTCAATAATATCCTGAGTGTTTGCTTCTTGCTCTTCAGTTACCTCTTCTACGTTTAGGTCTTCTGTATTAATTTTAGCGTTTTGCTTTGGCATTGTTTCTCCTTTTGTTTAGCCAACTATATAAGTTACGTATATGCTATCCATATCTTCAATATCATCCGAAAAAGTTATAGTATTGCCACTAATAGTGTAATCCTTCCCATCTCCGGCGGCCTGGATAAGGCCGTTCACATAAACTGATTCTGTATTCGCTTTTATGCTGCTTCCTGCGACAGTAAAAACAGTTCTACTTGTTCCATCTGGAATTGGTGTCTCGTCATCTTTTAGCAAGGTCCTGACAACCAAAAAGTCGTTTAAAACGTCCCCAAAGTTACTCCTGGTTACAACCGTTGAGGAATTAACTTCTGCCGACCCAGCCGTTGTGCACACTGGGGAACCCACGGCTGGGACGTTGCCGAACAGCGATTTGATGGAAGGTGGACAAGTTTTGTCAAATCCAGAAGGAATACCAGCCAGGCCATAATAGCTTCCATATTCATGCTCTGGTACCTCAGATAAGCTAACCCTCTCTCTAGGTATTTTCACCTCCACAGCATTCTCCCTTATTGCGTAATAAGGTTTATCCCTGTTTTTCCCCTGACCTACAAGGTAGCCCACAACTTTTAAGGTTATCTTTGTTTCAAATTTTCTCTCGTCGTCCGAAAAGTCAGAAACATTATTGCTGTTGGAATACTCTTCCTGTATGAATCCCTCGAATCTATGTTCCCCCTCTACTAAAGATACTGAATTGATTGTACCAGGCTTTGTTATAAAAGGCAATAATAAATTGTTCATTTGTTGCTGATATTCTGTCCTAATCGTAATTTCATAAGTAACGCTAACATTTACTGGCATTGGCGCCACCAATGTCTTATAAACTATTTTAGCATTATTCCTAGGAAAATTTAACTGCCCTGTCAATCTTTTTGCATCGGCATTCGCGAATTTCATTGTCTTTTCTTGATAGATAACTCGCGTCACTGGCATTGAGCCACCTTGTACGTCATTGTCCTCCCAGACATTGCCCTGAAATACACCTTTTGATCCCAAGTCTTTTGTTGTGTTTGTCCGGACAACTGTCATAATTGGCAAAACAAGCATACCATGCTCATCTCTAATCTCTTTGTCCTTTTTACTTTGATAAGATCTCTCTGCAGTACCCCAAATAACGGGCACGCGAGTCGAACCCTTGTTTGTTTTTGCAAAAAGATTCAAGGATTTCAAAAAACCCACCACCGAGGCGTCTATTGTCTCCAGCGTGGAGGGTTCAAAATGTAGTTTTATTGAGGAAAGAGTATCGTCAGACATTGAATAAGCCCTCTCTCGCCCTAACGCATGTTGCTGTTATTTCAAATTTTGATTCCACTTGGCCGAAAAGCCACTTTGGCTCCGCAAGCGTCAAGATCTCATAAAAAGCCTTGCCATACTGAACAAAGTCCCCCTCTCTTACAAAAAGGTCCTGATCTTCCGAGAGGCGCCTCTTGTGAAACGAGACAGTTATCCTTTCCACCCTATCTATCCCCAAAGGTGTTGTTGAGGTTTTTTCTGATTCGTACTTTACCATTGCATACACTCTTATTGGGTTTAAGAAGTTTTTTTCGATGGCTTCTCCGTAGATATTGTGAAATTTTGTGTGCTCAAGGCTAACAGGGTAATAAGCGATAGTTTGACCAACGACGCGCTCGATTACCTCATCATTTATCTGTTTTACAAAGTCCTTCTCCCTCTTTCCTGTGAAAAGAGGAGGTGGGGGAGAATCTGGCTGTTTCCATGGTTTTTCGGACATTTAGATTACCCCACGAATATATGATTTGGTATCTGATCTAGGACCTTTTGAGCGCTCTCAAGTAACGAAGCGTCAGATTCAGCCATCTTTACATAGGTCATGTTGGCCAAAGTTTCCTTGAGTTCTTCGCGAAGTTTTTCCTGCTCGTCTTTCGATTGATTTATCAAATCTTGTCCATTTAGTTGTATATTATCCCCAGGTACGGGGATTTGTCCAAACTTGCTCCTAACGTGTCCTAAGATCTCCTTGCAAATTGCTAAAGCGAAGCGGCGAATCCATTGCTTGCCTATTGAATTGATATTTTCAAACGGCAAATTACCTAAAGGCAGTGTATTCATGTTGTTGACGCCATCTACACTCTGCGGATCAGACTCATCGACCCAGACATCTTCTGGTATTGAGAATTCAACCCACATTGTCGGCTGATAACCTATCATTGTTGGTGCTGGAAAGATTCTTAGGTTGTTGTTTCTGATCTCATACGAAAAATGAGACATTCTGGTGTATATAGCGTCCTCAAAAGCAAGGGCTTGTGCCTTATTTTGCCACGTAGGAATAAGTTGAAATGTCGAATCGTCAGAAAACTGACCAAAATTATGCAAATTGCCCACAACGTTTAAGCCGCCATAGTATCCATAAAATCTCCACATTGCATTCGGAGTTTTATAATAGACCTTCTTGATAATGACTTTTTTATTATCTATTTTGCCAGACCAAGGAGTCGTATTACTGCCACCGCCGAAATCAGTTGCAACCATATTTGTTACTGATTCTCTTATTTCTGTATTTCCAGAGTCACCGCCGACCTGCTGAGAAAGATCCAATATTGTTGCGTCACTATCGTTAATCTCTGCCGTGACGGATACAAAATCCCCCCCATTTATGGCTGACATTACTTTTGTGGCGATATCACCTGCAGCACCCAGGCCCTGAATTCCGATATTTGTGCCCCTTATTTCTTGCGAGTCTGTCTTAAAGGTAAATTCAACTTTTTTGCCCGATGAATCAGTGATGCTAAACTTATCATTATTCGCAGGAAGACCGCTAAAATTCAAGGATCCGGTAGCCGCGGGGTTTGTCACAGAGGAAAATATTTCCTGCAGATTGTAATCCTGTTGACCTGGGACTGTCTGAAAGGAACCCGAATATTGCCGTGAACCTTGCAGGCCGATTTCTGCCCCGAGGCCTTGAGCGATACGACGGGTCATCGCGTACTCAAAGACCGGGTACTTCAAGGCAACATGGCCGCCGCCCAGGGATGATGATAGTTCTCCGGGCATCAAAACCCCATTATGGTCAAAGGACCCAGTAGTGTTGCCGAGAGCATCAGATATAATATTTGTTGCCTGGTGTATGTTCACTATATAGGAATATTCTAGGCATGCTTCTTCGTACGCTGAGTATACATTTTTTGTTGTTAGCTCTATGTCCAAAACGTCGCCGCCAAGCTTCCTATAGACATATTTCACCTGGTCAGATGCCCCTGATAAAAAGTGCTCTGAATAGAGTGCTGATTGGGGGTCCGAGTAAATTTGATATGGCACCCCAGAGTTTACATCCAATATAGAGCCAAACTCTGGAAGTGTAGATTTTGATGATTTACTTTTAGGTGTTAAGACCGGTACAGACATTCATTGGTTCCTCGCAAACTAATTTTATCTCACTATATAAATAGTGATTTGCCTAACCAAAAACCTTAACTAGCTTTTTTTGTTCTTCTCTTGCGAGTAGTTTTCGTAGTCTGAGACTTCTTTTTTGCGGGGGTGCGAGTATTTGTCTTTTTCGTCTCAGTTGTTTCAGTTGTTTCAGTTGTTTCTTTCTCTGTGGTTGTAGTTGTCGTTTCCACAGTTGCTTCTTTTTCCGGTTCTTTTATTGTGATTAAGGCGTTAGGAATCTTCTCTTTTATTTCCGTGACAACTTCCACGACTGTCTCAGTGACACTGTCAACAGTCTCGGTGATTGTATTTCTAAGCCTATTGAAGCTTTTTCTAGCTTTTGCAAATTTTGTTACAAATTTTGGATTATTCATCCTTCTTCTTCGTTTTCCCATTGTATTTCCTTTTTAACTGGCTGATCTAGATGATGCCACATAAGCACCGTTTACAAGCTCTACTTCTACAATATCACCAACCGCAGTACCGGATGGGTGGATTTGGATTGTTCGGGTGCCGTCATGAACAAACGCTGTTTGATTTACCCCGGGGGTGGCTGCAGAAGCTTGCAGGCCGTCGAGACCGTCAATTACTGCATCTTGACCTCCTGGCTGAGAAAGTACTATCGCGGTCGGGGCGGCGACGCCAGGAACTTGCATGGTCAGAGTAACCTGACTGTTACTTGTCCTAGACGCTGCAACACACCTTGTTGCTGATCCGGCTCGGGCGCCTTGGAGGCCTCTTTGGGTCGATGAACCCTCTGAACCAGCTGGCGGTAGAACATAATCAGCACCTTCGGCACCAGTGTCGCCAAAATCTGATGGATCGACACCATTGATCATATCTGTGATTATTTGAGCAGCAGTGTTAACAGCGGTTCCACCTAAATCTAATGCTATTTGAAAGTTACCTGCACTGGCTGCAGCAAAGGCACCATCGTTTGTTCTAAAGGTGAAAGTGAAAGTTGTGCCTGAGCCGCCGGCTGCTGCTGGAATAACTATAGTGAAACTATGGCCATTGAGCGGTAGAGCGTCGAGCTCCAGAACGGGATCGATTGCCGCAACACCAGTATTGGTTACTGCCCCAGCGACATCTGCAGCGTTCCTGTGAGGTAGGGACAAACCCTCTGTTCCAGGGGCAGCGATTGAAGAAAACAACCTCTGAGTGAGATCTGTTTGCACTGTTCCTACAACAAATCGTGCATGCCAACCCGGGCCGGCCGTATCAACTGAAGGTAAAACAATCTGATGACCTTGGGTGGAGTTGAGAACGAAAACTCTCCCACAATCGTCTTTCGTTAATACTGGGTTTCCAGTTAAAACCTTCACATTTAATCTATCTATAAAATCTAATGATGACTTAGCCATTATTTTGCTCCTTATTATCTTATATAGCTGAGTGGGAGTACGCGTACCACCCGCCGTTTATCACTATCAGCTCCACCTGGTCGCCGACAACGTCGTTGACCGCGCCGACTAGTCTAAGGGTGGCTGCGTTTACGGTCGTCACGAAGACCTCTGCTGGACCGCCGTCAGCAGCGACACAAAGTCGGGCTGCAAAGTTTTCAGGGGCGACGATATCAACATTACTGGCTTGTGTTGCTCCGCTAACAATTCTACAGTGCCAGCCGTCGCCTGCTGCAGCGGCTGTTGGCAGATTTATTGTTCTTGCTGTGTCTGTGGTTAAAACAAACGTAGTCCCACAATCATGAACTGCTATGGTCTTACTTGCGACGGCGCCGATTGTCTCCACCTTTCTTCTTTGTGATACTGAAAATCCTGATTTTGCCATTTTATAGTTCTCCTTAATTCAAAATGGAATTCTTATATTTTATAAGCATGTATATCTTTCAATGCTCTTCTATAATATAATTAGTGTCGCCAAAAAGAAAAAGCCCCTCAAGTTTATTGAGGGGCTTTATTTCTTAAGTTAGCAAATTAATGCTGAACTTTAGTTAGGCATTTCTTCGCCTAAGAGACCTCGTACAACAACGAGACCGTACATATCAGGTCGGACCATCTTTTTGGCGTAGCGGGTCATGACACCCTTACGCGGCACGAAGTCTTCCTGACCGAATATGGTAGGAGTGACCTGGAGTGGTACGTACGGAGCGTACACAAAGCCACTTTCAAGGAAGGAGCCTCCCTTACGACCGACAAGGATAACGTTTCTCAAGAAGTAAGGGTCGACATAGACGTCAAACTTCTTGCTAAGCGATCCAGCCTTAACAGCACCGATCGTACCCTTGTCCTGGTCAGCAGTTACGCTTGCGCGGAATCCGCTAGTGAATTCAAGGATGTTTGCAACCTCAGGGGAACAAACAACAAAGTTTGCACCGCCTCGGAGCGTCTTTCTGTGGATCTGAGCGCTAACGTCGTTGATCTGCTCAATGAGTGTCTCATACCACTCACTAACCGTACCAGTGAAGTCAGGCGCAGCAGAAGTTGCACCAAGTGGGTTACCTGAAGCGTCAACGAACAACCCTGGAGCGCGGCTCCAGTAACGCGTGCCGGCAGTGGCGCCAGTCACAAGCTCGTTGAGAAGCTCGCGGTCAATTTCTAGAGCAATCTGCTCTGAAAGGATTCCCGTAAGCTCAACCTCAGCATCAAGGTTATGATAAGCATTAAGGTCCTGGCCGAGCTCAGGGGTCCACTTTGCTTTCAACTTCTTGGTGATCGCGGTGACGGCGATAGAGTCGACCTTGATATCGATCTCTGGAATTCGCTGTGTTTGCGCGTCATGGGAAGCTTTAAGTTCGCCTCCTCCGCCAACATCTCCATCGCCTCTAGCGCGGCGAGCGGGCTCTTCAAGACCCCATGGGTCTCCACCCATAACAGCCCCTAATCCGCCGCCAGAACTTGCTGCTTCAACAAAGCTATCAGCAAGCGGAACGGTTGCTCGGATGGTTTCGTTTGCCGCCGCCGCGATGGCATTGTTATCGTTGTGTTCGATTTCATTTCCGTCGGTCGCGACAAGCACGAGACGAATAGCATCTGCACCGTCTGTGCCGCCACCTCTTACAAGGCGTGAAAGACGGCGAACAGTTCTCAGGTTTCCTGCGCCTGGAGCGAGGGTCTTGCCTGCACCGGCATCTGCCGTGACTGCACCGCCCACGATATCGACGAGGTGGCATGCCTCTCTGTTAAAGTTTGCTGGGATGTCAAAATCAATGACCGCAACTCTGTCAGTCTGATCTCCGCCCAATAGGTCCGGGTCCCACTGAATAAGAGCCTTATCCGCATCTGTGAGCGCGCTGATAAGGGTACCCTTGTTCGCGGCGTCGCTTGTGCGATCGGCCGCAACAACAACAAGATCGCGGGATCCAGTTGGGCTTGAGTATCCATTACCGAAATCATAGTGACCACCTGGGCCTCTCTGGTTTGCAGGGGAAAGAT